TGGCTCTTTTCAGTACCTTGTCAGAACACGACTCTACTGCATCCAGTAATTCCTTATAGGATGTTTTCAACGCCCTGTTAGGCGCTCCATTCTGTGCCAGACGGTCAACCATACGCCTTGCCTTCCTCACAAGCTTCTGCAAGGCGATAACATCGTTCTTACCCAAATCAGAACGCCGGGAGAAGTTCACCACATCCTGCAAATACTCGGGAAGCATCTGCTTTCTTACCACGTTATCCGTAGTATTGTACCCATCATAAAGGGTCCTGGCCGATTTCATGGCATGGGTCCCTTGTTTGAGCTGGTCTTTTATGGTGTTTATGATATGGTTCCGCATGGCCTTTGACGTGCCATGCAGTTTCTCGGATAGTGTCATCCCTGACGGGTCCCACGCTTCATCCAGTGGCGTAGATTTCCCCGCAGTGTAAGAGCCGGCACCAATGACAGCAGATGACAGCATGGCATCCTTTACCGCCTTAGTCATATAGGCCTTGAAGTCTGTCTCTTTCAATGCCTTATCTACTGCCTGAGCCGATGTCATCCCCTCATCCAGATACTTCTGAATCAGGGGTTCTACCTGTTTGGCCTTCTTCCTGTATTTTCTGGAGAATCCGGCCAGTACGTCATTCAAAGGCGAACTCATACCGGTTCATTCCCTTCACTGGGTTCTTCACCATATATACGGTCATTACCTTCTTCCCTCATCTCATCCAGAAGCTCATCAAACCGTTCATCCGTAATATTCGGGCAGTATGCGGCAATGACCTTCTTCAGCACTTCTTCCTTAAGCCCGTTAGTTAATCCCAGGTCAAGGACAGCCTGTGCCTGTGTCAGTTCATCTGCCACGTCGACCACACCGAAATCATCAGGATAGGACACGTGGTAATCAATAGAGGAACCAATCCACTGACAAAAGAGCTGCATCATCTCGTTCTCTGCCTTGGCACACTGACTGGCGAAATTGGCTAACTGCTGATTGGTCCGCTCAAATTCCCACTGCCGGGCAAGTCCTGATTTATTACTATTGTCTCCAGTGCCCGTCATAAAGGAAAGGCTGGCCATACGGTACATTTCCTGTACCAATGACTGAATCTGTGACTGCAACACGGTAGCCGGGTCAGATGGCGGGGCAATGAATGCCGGTTCATGGCTGGCCATTGGATCATATCCCATGGCATTGTTCGTCCCCACTACAAGGTCCTTCTGGTCCATAGAAGGAATGGTCAGTATAGGGAAAGTTTCATTCTTAAGAATCTCGGATAACCATGAGCAGTGATTATATATAGCCCTTGCCGTCATAGCCACCGGCATAAGTTCCGGAGCCGGAAGAATGGTCTTGCCTTCCAGTAATCGGGAATACAACGGAATCACGGGGACGCGTCCCAGAGTATATGTTCCGCTGGTTGCTCCGCCGGATTCATCGAGTACACGCCATCCATCTCTGTCAAACTCAACATAGCGATATTTCACCGCCCCATCTTCGATACTGGAGATTTCATGGAATCGGATGTAGGTAATATTCCCTGTGTTATCAATGCCGAACGAATCCACATATTCAGGGTCAAGGCAATACACATAGGGATAATCCTTATTGCGCATCATATCCTGCCGCGTACCGCTCGCATCCTCGCTCATCTGCCGGTTATCCATGACAATGAACGCCACGCCATACATCTTGGCATGCAGTGCCACCTGCTTCATGAAGGAATGGATATCACTCCCGGCCCTATCCACATCCTTGCTGAATTCCGTAATGAAATCCTCTGCCGGCCCCTTGAAATCTCTTAATGGCCTGCGTTTAAATACAGGGTCAATCAGCGCGTTGACTATCGGTGCAAAGTAATTGAGATAGTATGCGCCATGGCATCGTTCTGCATAGGCTTCCTTGGACTCCCTTTCATGCTTATCCAGATACAACCCGTTAGCAAATCCTCCGGTACCATAGTAAGCATCTTTCAGCAGGGAATATCTGCCTATGGCCCCTGCCGGGATACTGTTAAACTCATAATCACTCATTTCTCCTCCTTAGTATTCAACACGCTTGACAATAACCCGTCCATGCGCCGGCATAAGGTCCTCGCAACCATACCGGACTGCATCTATCGCATGGTTATTCTTGTCAGGATAGGCGGAAATGTATTCGCCGTCCTTAGTCTGTTCATATTCATAGCTCACGAATTCTTTGTAAGTGTGCGGACATCTTCGCTTATCTATCACAATGGCATCTAGGCTCTGGAGCCATTTAATGCCGTAGTCCACGCTGTCGGGGAATTTCCGTGCACCGTAGACGTTAAGCCCATAATCCCGCATCTCACGTATGGATTTCGGTTCCGCAGAATCCGCACGGATAACGCTCCCCTCAGTAATCTTTGCCTGTATCTTTCTGGCTGCTGCCGCATTGACAAGCTTAGGCTGATATATTTCATCAAAGATATACAAGCGTTCGTGCTTTCTGTCATAGTGCATACAGACAAATGCCAGCGGGTCGATAGCAAAGCCAAAATCGAGGCCATAGCGCCGGCGATCGAACTGGTTTAAATAGTCATCGGTAAAGGTCTTTTCCTGTACGTTTTCAAACACGCCTCCGCCGGTTCCGGTAATCTCTCCCAGATATTCATGACGGTATGCCGTCTCATTCCTGGCTTTCAGCTTTTCCGCATCTTCAAAGAACTGCGGTCCCAGCCAGTCATAAGGTACCGCACGATAATCAGAATGATGGAAAAGCCTGTCTTTTTCATCGTTCAGCATCTCGGCGTTTACCCAGTTGTCCCGGCTCTTTGGCGGATTGTAGGAAGAGAAGCACCAGAACACCGGACCACCTCGAAGCAGCGATTGATTGACGTTTCGTATTTCTTCCATGCCGCTGAACTGGTCCAATTCTTCCTGCCAGACTATGCCTACATAGCCGTGTGGCATCTTTAACGACTTCAGCTTGCTCTTATCATCCACGCCCAGAAATATAATCTTCTGTCCAGTCTGCTTATGGACCATTTCCAGTGGATTCACCTTTTTCTTCCAGCGATGAGAGATATGCAGTACATCCATAGCCCATTCCATCTGCTGATAAACCGAGTTTCTAAGGGTATTCCCTACTTTTCTGAGTATCACGGCGTTGCATTCCGGGTGCTGAATCAGAAGCATGCAGATTTCAATGGATATGTAAGAAGATTTCGTAGATCCACGGCCACCGCCTAACACATAGTAAGTATGCCCGTGCTTCTTTACGTCCTGGTGTACCTGCCAAAAAGGCTTAGCTATGATATCACTCATCCGTATCCGTGTCGTCGACAATCTGCACCCCTCCTGTCTCTTCTGTCGTATCTTCCGGCTCCGTCAGTCCCAGTCTCTTGGCAAGCCCTTCGGCAGCCTTCAGCCGGTCTCTTACTCCAACATGCTTTTCTACTATCTTTGCCTGACTTACTCCGTCTCCCAGAAAATCAGATACAACGACTTCTTCCTTAACTTCTCCGCGCATGGTAGACGTAAGAAACTCCATCACTTCTTTCGCTGTTGCCACACGTTTCGACTCCAGTTCCTTCAGGCGGGCGGCAATAGCTTTTCTTATATAAGGTTTTCTAAGGTTTTCCTGCCCTATCACGGCAGCGGTTCGCTTACTGTAGCCTGCCCTTATAGCAGACTCAGTAGCGTTCCCAGTTTCAACATAAAAATCTACAAACTTTTCCTGCTTTACCGTCAGTTTCTTTTCTGCCATGCCCGCCCCCTTTCTACTGGAATCCCTCCTTAAAAACAGGTATGAAAAAACCGCCCTTTTAAGGCGGTTTCTTCATTTTGAAAGGAGGTATCAAAGATGAATCATCACATTGCAATTCCCCGTTCATCCAAGCTCTCATACTATCATTATACCACTTTCAGACATGACATTTACGGACTTGATAAGCCATTTAAGGACATGTTTATTTATTTTTCAATAAATTCCAGATGATTGATTGCCATAGCTGCCGCTCTGGTTGATTGCCTCACAGAATATCCAGTTTCCATTGAAATGGTATCCCAGCTTTCCGCTAAAATATATCTTCTGTATAAGATAGCTCTTGCACATAAGTCCGGTTCCTGCCGGATGATGGCCGTAGCATCCAGTTTAAGGCCTATCAGTTCGTCAATATTATTCTGGAGCTTTTCCTCATAGCGCTCAATCTTTTCAACCACTTGCGCAAGGTCTGACTGGTGGTTGTTCTGCACCTTGTCCCCAATCCGTACAGCCTTGAGAGTATAGGCATCACGCCGTGCCTGTTCAAGGTCTTTGATGCAGGCATCCACCATATACCGGCATTTTCTGACACGTTTAAGTAAGTCTCTTACCATATCACAGCTCCCAATCGTCGTATTTACTCCGGTAGATATCTGGCTCGTACTCATCATCTACATGGTGCCTGCCTATAAATAAGGCCATAACCATGAATGTAATGAATCCGCCGGTGAACATCCCAAATACATACAGGATCATGTTATCACCTGCCTTCATCCAATCACTTCATGCAAGTCGCAGTCGTCAAACGGCTGCCAGTTAATCGGCTCTCTGTATTCATAGAATTCGATGTCATTATCAAAGATATCAGAGCTGGTATATCCAAGCATTCCCAGATACTTCCGCGCTTCAGCTACATTCACAAACTCAATCGGTACATCATCCTCATCGCACATATAGTCATAGCGGATAGCCATTCTTGGGCGGATAAAGGTTCCGTCGTATACTTCCTGCTTGACTGGTTTTCTGATTAAAATCATGTATTCCTCCTTAAAAAGGCTGTGCCTTGGTTCGTAAGTCCTTAATCTTTCCACTTAGTAAATCAACAAATATTGGATTAATCTGTTCCACCTTGTACTGCGTCGGTGAAGTCTTATCGCTTACCACGAGATACAGTTCACCGTCATGCTTCATTAACGCCACGGTCATATCCTCGCTCAGACGGACAGGTCGTTCATAGTCTATGTAGTTATCAGTCATAAACTGTTTGATATAATTCATACCTTAACCTCGCTTACGCTTACCCACAGATAGCCATCGCTTTCGGTATAGTACTTTCTGCCAATGAGTTCTACGACCTGCTTGTCGTCCTCATACGCCACCTTATTAAGGGCATCCAGTACCACCTTCAAAATATTATCCATATCCGGTTTCTTGTCAGGCCTGAGTATCCGTCCAAGACAATCTTCACGCTTTTTCCTGCTGTACGACTTAGGTACAGGAAAGAAAGCGTGAACAGTCACCGATACATAGCAGCCATCTGGAATACACTTACCGCCGATGTCTGTATAGGCCTTGGCTATCTGCTTTTCATACTTTGCCGTTTTAGTCGGTGTGTATACGGTCTTACTGATCCGTGAAAATCGAGGACGCTGTTTTCCCTGAGGTTTCCCTTCAACGATAAAATCCATACTATTTCTCCTGCTTAGTCTGCTGTCCTGCACAACGGCGCATATACAGCATAATTACAGCATAGACCGCAATGTCTTCAAGGCTATCTTCTACAGTCAATCCGTCAATACGATGGCTTTCAATGTAAGCTATATGTTTTCTTACATAATCCTTTGCACATTCATACATGTCGCCGTAATCGGCTTCTCCGTATTTAAGTAGTGCGCCAATTCTGAAATTGGCTAATTCTCCACACGCAATTATACGGCCCTCCCCTTCATACTGCTTGTTTTTATGAGTGAATTTATCTGACAACTTTTCAAATGTATTTATTACAAATTCAACAAAATCAGGATTTGTGCTCATTATTTATCTCCATTCATTATTTTTACAAACTCTGCCTTTTCCATGAGATAGAAATAGCATGGAAGTTTCAACAGATTCATATTCCCTTCTCCCAGTAACTCATCCAGTCTTGCATCAATGGTTGAGTTATACACTCCTGCCTTGTTCATAATCACGCCAGCTCTGAATAAGGCGTCAGCCTCTGCAAGTTCCGGGTTTAGTTCGCTCCATCGTTTGTATAACACAGGATAACTAAGTATCGGATACCTCTTATACTCAGGAAACATAACGGATATTTTATATTCATATATCCACAAATCTCTGAAATGCTGCAGAAGCTTCCAAAACGTGTTTACATACTCGCTGAAGTATTCACTCACTTTATCCTTTTCCAGTGAAAGATATTTATCACGCAGAACTTCCATAAACGCATTCATTACCATTTCGTCTTTATCTTTCGGAATGCGTGTAAGTCTTGTCTGCGTTGTCCAGTAATCCTCACATTCCTGGACTGACTGCGGAACATTTCTCATAAAATCGGATATGGTCTCTGCTTTCCCGATGATGGCTTTAAGGTCAAGATACACAAGCCGGAGTTTTGTTGGCTTCCGTTTAGCTTTAGCCATTCAACAAATCCTTGAATTTCTTAGAAACAATTAGTTTCACGGTATAGCGTGACGGTATATTAAGCGTTTCCCCGGTTGACGGATTGTGTCCTACCCTCGGTTCAAGTTGGACCGGTTTAATTGTCGCGAATCCCTGAATAGTAACCGAATTACCTTTGCACAGCACAAGTTTAAGTTCTTCAATGAAAGCTCTGACTGTTTCCTCGGTCTGCTTCTGCGTTGTCTTAGTCACCAATGCCGTGCTTTCAATAAGTTGTTTCATACTTGTTTTTCCCATACTGATCATCCTCCTGATAAAAAATGTAAATCAATGAACATGCTGCCTTTACCGGGCCACACTTTACGGCACAATGCCCTTACTTTTCTTTGCCTTGCCCTGCAATACCTCGCAACGCCATAACCGTGCATATCATATCCACACTATGCCTTTACGGTGCCATAATCTACATCACGCCGCCATAATCTACATCACGCCACTTTTCTAAGCCATTGCTATGCTTTACTCTGCTTTGCTTAACATAACCACGCATTACAATGCCTTTACGTTGCTATGCTGCGCTTCTCCACCGCTATGCTAATCTTTGCTA